CTCTCCGGATTCCACGTTACCCATATCTCTGATGAAAAGCCTATGCTCTTATCCTCTTCACGAACAGTAGGCATAAGTAAATCCCAAGCTCTACCACTTACTGATTCAGCTTCATCTACCCAAGCAATGAGTATGCGAGACTGAGACTTGATACTATCTAATGAACGTCTCAGACCTGCGAATGTGTACGTTATATTGCCATCTCTAGACCTGATGTACTTCTCACCTATCTCATAGTAGTCTGCTAACCAATCAACACTCAGGATAGCATTCTTAACCTCAGCCATAGATGATTCACTAAGCGAGTTCATGAACTCACGACCACACAATATAGTGCCACGTAGTCCACTCATACCCCAACGATAACCAAAGACAGCAGTCATCAATGCGAATGAACGTGTCTTACCTGAGCCTCTGCCTCCGTAAGCTCCTCTGATTCGAGCTGTACCTTCAAATACCGGGATGAGCTTTCCGGGTAGCTGAACGTCTGCTACTGCGTTCTTCATTTCTTCCAAACACTAGCTGTTAAAATAGACAGGAAGGTCAGGTGAAACAATCCTCCTCCGAGAAGCGTAAAAGGACTGTGCTGTCCAGTTAATTTGGTGAGCAGTTCAAGTTGCACTAATGTATCCTCTGTTGAATTAACTATATCCATGAATGCAGTAATGTTAGGTCTATTGAGGCCATACCACACAGGTACGAATAAGAAGTCATAGAAGCAAATCAGCAGATAAATTCCAAGTGTCACCCACCTGAAACGCATCATACTGCGCTCTCCTTCTGTCATCTCCTTCATCTAGACACATGGTGGTGTACACATCAAGGCATCAACACCAATGAACAGAGTTATTATGAAAAGTATGACACCTAAAACAATCAAAACTATTATTGGTTTACTCATCTTTTTTTGTAGTTAATTGAATAATAGTTGGCTTCATGGATTCATCACTCGATGTTATGTCTTGCTCCATCTTATCGTGGTATCCATGCTTACCTAATACGAGCTTAGTTATCGCTGAGTTGAATGTGTTGTTGAGGCCATTGTTTACAAGAGTTTTAGCCTGAACTTGCATACATCTCCCTAATATGTCGGAAAACCCCTTGTCTTTTTGCTTGGCCCAAGCGTACAAAGTGTCTCGGTGTAAGCCTAAAGCTTCAGCCATTCCTTCAATGCTTGGAATCATATCTCCATACGTTGCGTAGTTAGTTATGTAAGCGACAGCCTTCTCTTCTATCTCTTTACTCCACTTAGTTGGTCTAGCCATTAGAATCCTCTCCTATCGTAAGTGTGCCAATGCTCCCAATCTCCCCACAAATCTTCTACTGCTTCTGCCAACTTAGACCAAGCAAGACCACCATCAGGTTCAAATATCTCTTCATGACTGACCATCTCTGCATACCTTCTAATTTCATGCGCTCTCTCCTGAGTGCAATCTATACTGCGTATCTCTTCATGCAGTTCTAGTGGTGTACAGTCATCAAGTTCTTTAAGTTCTTTAGCCATCTATTTAATTAACTAACTCTTTCCAATCATCAGGCAAGTCAAGTTTAAATCCCGGTAGCAACTCTCCTTGTATGTACAAAACACAATTATCAATGTACTCTCCCATCTCTTTAGTGTTTAATTCTGTAGTAGATTTTAACACCTTTTGAGATTTTCTTGCAACCTGCTCATATCTCACCTCTAAAAACTCCTCACGAAAATGGTCATGAATTGCCTCCTTTGAGTTCCGAGTCTCATCCTTAACTTGCTTAATAATAACTCCCCAGTACAGATTGTTTTGTCTCCCGGTACGAGTGTTTCTATTCTCTTTAATAGTTATCAAAGCATCCTCAAGACCAGTCTTCTGAAAAAAAAGTTTGGTCATGCCCTCCACGATGTGAGCTTTGGGTTGGTCTCGTTTTAATATTCTTGTCAGCGTATTAGTCATGAGTAGTGTTCATCTACAAGGCATTGCTTTATCAGTTGCCTCTTGGTTCTAGTGATAGCAAACTGAGCCATCTCTTTAATGAAGTAAGGCTTGTAGTATGGATGTTCCAATGTGTCATACAATTTATGACATGCATGGCAACCATAAAAACCTATGTCTCTCCCCTTACTATCTTTAGCCTTAGCTCCCATACCTCCTGAGTTCTCATGACAGAAGACCACGTTCTCATTGTTTGGGCCGGGGTCACAGACATCACTAGCAAAGGTACAGGCTTTGCCACGTGCTGATTTAGTTATTGCGGTCTGTTGCATTGAATCCCCAGTCTATCAGTTGTGAGATTACATCTGCTACAGAATATACCACAGCAGTTTCACATCCATTTTCATTTAATTTATCAATCATATTCTTTTGGTTTTCGGTTAATCTACCCTTTGGTGTCTTACCATTCTTGGGCCTCTTGACCTCTAAAAAATACGCAAATCCTGACATGATTAGACAGATGTCAGGGATACCACTCTTCACTCCTTCAGCTCTAAACTTTCCGGCCTCACTCTTACTTCTCTTACCACCATTAGGAACAGCAAAATAAAATGTTCCTCTCATGTCTAGATACTGACATATGGCTTTCTGAACTTCATGCTCATCGTTTCTCACTCTTAATTTTATCAATAATCAAATTATATTTAAGCATATCACATAATCCGATAATCTTATCCTCTAAATCTGACTTTAATTTATGGTCATCAATTTTACTGAGTAAATGCATCAGCTCATTAATAGTTTCAGCAGTTTCCTCATTTGACATTGGACTGTAAGTTACCGCCCTCTGCTCCAAGATACGAGGCTAATCCGAAAATGGCTAAATGAAATTGCGGCCTGTCAGCTTTGATTCTATGAGTTAAACCGGATAGGCTTACTCCCATCATCTCTGCACATTCTTTTTGGGTTATGCCTAGCTTCTTGATTTCAGCAGGGATAGATTTGTAATAGATTATTCCTTTAGTATCCATATCCTTAAATAATTAGTTGACTTAGATTTAATTGTATCAGAAAAGATACTGTGCGTTAGTTGGTTTAGCTTTATGTTTCGCTTTCAGCGACTCTCCTTGGTAAAGCTGAGGGATAAATCCCTTTTTTTTCTTTCTTTTTTTTTATCGGGTTAAGCGTGGAGCTGAGGGTTTCGGAGTACAGAAATCCCTAGAGCCTGTTTTGGGCAGACTCTAGAGAATTTCATCGGTATAAAGCGCATCGCAGTATTATCCGTATGCCTGAAACGATTACAACTAATCAGGTCAGAGTCATCGCTACCTTGTAATAGGTACTCAGCCTTCTGCACTCTGCGCTAGATTTCTTTATCGCTCCAAGGTGGTTACCAATATAAAGCTTCTTAATCTAACATCAATCAACAGTTATGCGGAATACAATTGCTGAATCTCTTTTTTGTTTTCAGGTGTGAGTGAAACCGAAGTCAGACATTTCACCTGTCGTATCAATGGTGAGCTAAACCAACTTGCTTTTGTGAGAATTTAAGTATAATACATCTCAGAACAGGTGGTCAGCACACCAAGTTTAGAAGACCTCAAGAGGCATCAATCACTCTTGGGGTTTTTGCTTTTTGAAGCATTGAATTTCTAAACCGCATAAAAGAGATGATAAACTAAATTGAATCATCGAAAAAAGTTTCTTAAAAAAATAATTTTTTCTGCTATAAAAAGTAGCATATCGAGTTGTATATAAATGTAGCAAACTAGAGATTATTGAAAAGACATACTAGCATTAAGCTAGACATCTTGCACCTCTAGAATCGAAGATTTGACCCCTTGCTGAAGGCCCACTTTTCAAATTCTGTCAAATTAACTAAAAAACATGCATGACTTGCATGACTTAAAAAGCTGAAAGTTTCCCTGAAAAATAGGTCTAATTTCTGACCCTATTTTCTGTTTAATTAAATAGTTCTTGCATTCTCATATTATATAAGGTATATTTATATCAATCCCGAAATGATTTGGGGTTTGACAAAATAGGAGATACAAATGAACACAAGAGAAATTTTAAACCAACTAGATGACATCGAACTAGCTAGACTTGATTCTAAAGAGCGTATGGAAAAAGGTGAGGCTCGTAGAGCTATCCTTCAGGCTTCATTCGACAGAGCAGTTGTTAGACCTGAGAACCTAGACTGTGGAATCGTCAACTGGAATTATGTTGATGCTGATATGCATTTAGATGGTCTTGACCCAACTGAAGGTGAGTTTGACACTATGGTTGGAAGTTGGGAACGCAAAGAAATTGCGGCAATGGCTAAGAAGTATGAAGCTGACCAAGAAGCAATCGAAGCTGAAGGTATCATTGCACATTTTTTCACAAGCTAATTTTAACCGGGGAGCAAAAGCTCCCCACAATATAGGAGATACACATGTCACATTTAGAAATCGTAACAGAAGATGTAAACGAGTACAACAGAGTTTTTGAAAGCTCATTAGCTGTTGGCTTTACTAGTCCTGAGACTACTAAGATACTCACAACACACAAAGCTATCACTAATGAGGATGGCTCACCTATCGCAGTTGTTGGTAAGAACTACAACCTAGTTCAGAACGCTGACATCATGCCTGAGTTCCATAAAGTTATACTGGCTTCTGATTTAGACAGAACTGGGATGACTAAGGTTATTCAGCAATCACACTATGGTGCTAAGACAATCGTTACTTATACGTTCCCGGCCCATGAGATTGAGATAGCTCCCGGAGATTCTGTTCAGCTTAGAATCATGGTATTAAATTCATACGATGGTTCTTGGAAGTTCATGTCAATGGTAGGAGCTGTGAGAATAGCTTGTATGAATGGTCAAGTTGTTGTTGATGCATTCTCTAGCTACAACTCTAAGCACACTAGCTCTCTTGATACTGACGTTGCTGTAGCTAAACTTGAGACAGCTCTTGAGGTGTACACTAAGAACGCTGAAGTTTGGAAGTCGTACCCTAAGTCTCCAGTTACTAACCTACAAGCTACTCGTATCTTTAAGCAGGTTGCAGGTAAGAGTGACAGGCTTGAAGCTTTACTTGAAGAGACTTACCTCAAGTACGTTGATGAGATGGGTAAGAACCTTTGGGCAGTCTTCAATACTTTAACTGACTGGTCTAGCCACGCTAAATTTAAGAATGAGGCTAACAAAGTTGCTACTATATACAATCGTGAGGCTAAGGTAAGAAAAGTCCTGCCTATGCTTAATGAGTTGCTTATAGCGGCCTAATCTTTAACTAACATATGGGGAGGTCAGGAGGGCCTCCCTTTTTTTTGTCCGATTGTTAAGTGTAAAGTGGCAGTTAACATTTTTTTTTATTTAATTAAACATAACGTATCAACTTGCTGTATAATTACATCATGTTCGATAGGAACATGAAATAAAACTTTAACCATATAGGAGATTTAAATGAGTTCAGTAAAAACAACATTAAGAAATCCAATCGTAACAATTTGGGAAGATTCTATAAGTAGAAATTATGATGCCCAAGGCATCTTAGGTTCAATGAACCTTTCAACTGCGGCACGTCTATATGATTTCGACAACGTTGCCAAACGTAATAGCCACTACGAAACTCTAGGTGAACAAATAGTCGCACTTGGAAAAGGTAGACGTCTTAAAGTTACAGACAAAGTTTGGGCAAAATCAGGTAATGGTATTTATAT